TTGAAGCTCCTGCAAGAATGGGCTCCGTCAGTATCCAGGATTCTCCGCAAAGCGGGCTACTTCGATCTGCCGGAAGGCACAGAACGGGATGAGATTGCCCGCAAGATCGGCTTCGGCAAAGGCACTCCACTTTATAATAAGCTCAAGGCCGCAAGCATGGAAAAGAACTGGCAGGTTGCCAAAATCGTATTGACTGAGGATAACCTGATCGAGCTTAAGCAAGGGGCGCGGGAGGTCGCAGCCTCTTTAGGAGTGCCATTTAGCCCTTATGATTGGAACCCGATAGGGCAGGCTTACATGGAGAAGGAAGGATTTCAGCTAGTTAAGACCCTCACCAAGACCGATCTTAAGCGGCTTATTCCTCAGATGCAGGCGCACTTTGGGCTCAATGAGAGGACCTTTGCCAAGGAGTTCGCGAAGGATTACCCTTGTGCTCCATATCGTGTTAAAACTATATTTAGGACTGAAAAGAACAAGGCACTCAATGCAGGCCACTTCCTGCAAGCTAAAGCAGCCGATGCCAATATCAAAATCTGGAAGCATTCACATGGTCCGAATCCCCGGTTAAGTCATTTGGATATGGACGGCGAAAAGCAGAAGCTAGATGATCCATTTTCTAACGGTGAAATGTGGCCTTCCCTGCCTAATTGCAGGTGCCATGTGGATTACAAGTTCTAGCGCCTAAACAACTGGTTCCTGCTCGCCCATTCCCTCAATAGCTCATCAAGAGCCGCATCTAAGGTTGAATGCTTATGCGTCAGCTTATAGTCAGTCAAAATCATATGGGCCTCTTCGGATAGGCCCACGTTAATTTTTTTCATATTACTCTAAGGATTCTAATTAGAGATATATCTTTCGCTACCTAAAGGAGGTTCACTTTGGCTAATTTTTCCAACTATATCGCCCTGGTTCATCAGTGCATGATGGATGATACGGTGCTTGCGCCGATGGTCGATTATCAGATAGTGCCTGGCTTCCAGCGGGTGTCTGCCGATTCCTACCTCACAGGCACTAACAAGACATGCATCGGAATTCGGACTCTTAATGTGAATCAGGAGGACTTACCAGGATGCGCCTATCACGGTCTAAGCAATTTCGATATGCTTATAGAAATAAGTGTTACTTCTATCGCAAATAATGATACATATATCGCTTCTGTCGTCAATGAGATAATGAGAATCATGAAGCGGCCACTTACCAAGACCATAGGAGGCGTTTCGTACTCGGTCTATACGGTAGGCCGGGGCAGTTTCAAGCCGGTGAATGATCCGGCATTTCCTGATAGAGTTGAGATGACAGGCACGTTTAGGTTGGGATTTATCGATGCATAAACCAGTAAATATAATTTACCCCGAAGGCGGCGAACCTCTATACGAGGATCTCGCGGGCCTCCGGTGGACGGCACAGGATTACGCCGCTCGGCATGGATTCGAGAGCACTAAGGCTTTTTTGGAGTCTCTGAAAGAGCCAGAGCCTTACAGAATGTTTCCAGGAGATGATGAATAAATGACAGACGGACCACAGGCACTAACTACAACTCGCCTGGCTATAGCGTTGGAGACGGCAGGAGCTAGAGCATCGTCACCAACCATCTACTTAATCCCTGGCGGAAAGGTTACTCCGACCTCCACCAAGAAGACAACCAAGCGGCATGTGGCGGGGAACAGAGATCCAGTCCTCAGCACCAGGGACCCGGAGACCTTCAAGTGCTCTATCCCCATGCCCGCGCTGATTGAGGATAATGGCCTGGGTGAGCTGCTTCTGGCTACGTTCGGCACAGACACCACAAGCGCAGAGATAGGATCATCTACCGCATACGATCACGTCTTCACGGCTAACGACACCATAAAGACATTTACATTGTGGCTCTATGACACTCTAAATCCTACATCGGTTAGGATGTGTACCATAGATCAGATGAAGATGGAGATTGACCGGGAGAAGGGCATAGAGTTCACATTTGATGTCACCGGAGCGGACATGGCGGATTCTGCCACATTTGGCGAGGCCACTTATGTCAATGTGGCCACTGCCAAGCCTAACCTCATTCCTGCTGCCCAAACTATCCTTGAATGGGGCTCTCCTCAGTGCAATGCATCTAACTATTGGGAGAAAATCACTATCACCAGCAAGGAAAATCCGAAGTATGGAGCGCCGTCTAAGGCTCCGGTGCCATCTGGCGCGGCTTCTCCCAGGCTGGCTGTCAAGGGGCAGAGAGATGTAGAATTCCAAATAGATTTCATTGCCATAGATGGCATAGAACAGATGAGATGGTGGCAAGGCGGCGATACCGTGCCTACTGCCACTGCCCAGGCTGATGTCCAATCTCTTACCAAGCTCCGGGTGAGATCGTTTGGAACCCAGACCAAGGCATCTACTATTGGATCTTGGTATTATGCACATCAGGCAAACGTGGGCGCGGTTACACTCACGCTTGGTGGCTCATATAACGGCGGCACCAATACCCCCGCATTCTATGAGATCTACTGCTCGACCAAAGGCACACCGGATAAATTCAAGTGGCGTAAGAACGGCGGCACATGGAGCGCTGAGGTCGAGGTTACTGCTGGCGCTATGACCACGCTCGGAGATGGCATCACAGTCACATTCTCGGCCACAGATGGCATGACAGCCAACGACACATATTATATATTTAGCCACTACCAGAGGATGATAGAATTCACCTCTCCGACCAATGTAATCGAGGACATGAACTACAAGGACAGCACCGACTTTTATAAGGGCACTATCAAAGGATATCATGAAAGTGCTCCTTCGGGAACAAAACCCTCGATGACTCTGAGAAATACTAAAAGCAGTGCGTACGCTTAGAGGATTCTTTTTTATCCTCTGCATTTTATAACCACGTTTTTAGGCCACATAATAGGGACTGCGCACCCGAAAAGCGTTATCCTGAGCGCCTGTGTGTGGCTCATTATCAGGACTTCTATTACAGGAGATGGATATATGTCTTACGACGATATAATTGATCCAGATACTAATCTGGAAGCATTGAATGAAGCAATGGGGATAGAAGTTGAACAGGGTGTAACCATTTTGCAGTTGCTCAACGGGCGAAAGGTCAAAGTCAGGTATGTCCCGCAGTCCATTGGCTCCAGCCTGGAGTACGACCACGGCACTCCGATCAATACCAACCAGAGAAAACCGAAATTTGACTTCTATAAATGGGTTAAAGAAGTCTTGCCCAAGATGAACGATCTTGCCCTTAAGAACATCCAGATTGTCAATGATATCGGCAAGGCAGATATCGAGATGCCCCGGAATGGCGTGCGGCTCTCCCTCCTCAGCAGCGGGGAATTCAAGCGGCTCCAAGACCTCTGCTTTCCCGGAGCAACTGACGACTCCCCCGATAGCGATGAGCCAGACCGCCCTAAGGCTGGCAAGGGTGGCAAAGGAGTTTTCAGCAGGCAGTCCGATTCTATTGGCCCGGAAGTATAACCTCTTCCCTCAATTTTTTGCATCTAACCCAACCGGCTTAGAGTTGCTGCAAGCCGATTATGCGATGCTGGCAAGGCTCATAGAGGCAGAGAACAAGGCTCATGAGGCCCGCCGCAAGAGGGACAAGGATGCCCGCGATCATCCCGGCATGGAGCGGTTTGGATCGCAGGACGAATTTTGGGATGAGGTCGAAGCGGCTGGAAGAGGAGATGATTAGTTAAGCACTCTCATTCCAGCTATTCTATTTTTAGCGAGGCAAAACTCTTCGGGCTTCTCTAATACCGTGGACGTTTCATCAGAATCCACTACCATTTCCGTCATATATATACAAATAAAATCATCGTCTATCGAGGTTATGTTCCCTATAATAGTATCTGATAGCACAAATCCGAGAGACTGCTCCAGTATAACCACATGATCTCCTACTTCATAACCTGCCCCGATCCCGCATAGCAGCATAACCACAATAACGGCAATTGCCTTCATAGTTATAGAATTATTTTCTTGATTTAAATAGTTTTCTGAGGTTCTTATTATGTCTGACGTAGATTTGATGTATCGCGCCCAACTCGATGGTTCGGGCTTTAGCTCCGGTGCCAGTGGTATCATATCGCAGTTAGGCATGATGGGATCTGCGGCGGGGGCTGCCACGGTCGCTGTTGCTGCCTTAGCTGCTGCGGTTGCTGGCATTGGAGCTGTAATCGTTGGTAGCACAATGGCATTTTCTGCTTTCCAGCAGAGCGCAGCCGACCTAAATAAGATCATGGGCGGGACGGTGGATCAACAAAAGACCATCGCCGACAACATGAGGCAGATGTCGGTTGAAAGTGGGACCGCAGTTACTCAGCTTTTAGGTGTCGCTGCTTCTCTTTCGGCCCTAGGCATCGAGACTCAGAACTTGACCTCGGCCACCGAAGTTATTAACCAGATGGGCATCGCCCTTGGACTCAGCAATGACGAATCCGCAAGCTACATGGCGGGCCTGAAGACTCTTTATGGCACTTCAGTAGAGAATTGGTCCAGGATTGCGTCAGGCATAAACGCGGTTGAGAATTCTACCTCGGCAACCTCCCGGGGCATGTTAAACTTTGCTAATGAGTTTGCTCCTCTGGCAAAACAGTTTAACGTAACGGACAAAGAGGCGCTGGCGCTTGGTTC